ACCCCCATCATCCATTCGCAATAAGATGGGTTCAGTCGTCCCGTCTGACCAGTCCGTTCCTGGGCTACTGCGCACAGATAGCTCCTGTTGTTCATGTGCTGATGACTCTTGCTTCCAAGCGGCCCACAGCCTTTGTACTCGCTCGCTCTGATCGTGGGCCATAACCCACACTCTTTTGCGTTGGTGAGGCGCACCGCATTCAGCCGCGCTGAATATGCCCCACGACACTTTGTAACCCATTTCTTCCAGATCGCTGACAACAGTGGAGAGTCCCAGCGTAATATGTCCTTCGACGTTTTCAAATAGGCAAACTCTTGGCTTGAGAATAGCGATGCCTTTAGCAATGTGTGGCCACAAGTGTCGTTCGTCTTCTGTTCCGAGTCGCTTTCCTGCTGCGCTGAAAGGCTGACATGGGTAGCCTCCAGTAAGGACGTCCACTCGGTCTCGAAAGCTTTCCCAAGGGAAGGTTTTAAGATCCGTCCAAACAGGTGCTGCGTCCATGAGTCCCGCTTCCATTTTTGCAACCAAGTTCGCAATGGCGAAAGCTTCGATCTCACAAAGAGCGACTGTGCGCAAAGTTGGGAGGACTCGCTTAAGTCCAAGCTCAATCCCTCCGTACCCTGCACAGAGGCCAACGTGTGTAATTGTTTCGGTAGTATCCACATTAGCGCGTTCCATTACCTGGCCTTGCAGACGTGTGACTATGCTGACCCGTGTACGGCTCAAGCAGATACTTCACCTCGATAAGATCCGTCGATTGATTCTCCGGCAGAAGCATAAGCGCCTCCATCTTCGAGCCTAGTGCGTCTTTCGGGCCGACACAGACGATGTCCTGCGTCTTCTTTGGCCGTGGTAGCTCCACGTTTTGCCGCACGTTAGTGCGGCGGATGAGTACCCAGTCGCTCATGCTTCCTCCTCTCGCTTTAACTGCTCAACGTCGTTGGTTAATCCTAGAATCATGTTTTCACAACACCTGCGATGCATCCAGATCTGTTTTTCTTTTTCAACCAGATGTTCATTATGGCCATTCCACATCACAAGTGGAGCCTTCAAGCTTTCACCGCAACAAAAGCACAGTGAATGAATGTCATTGAAAAAGCCTCTGACCTTAATAAATGAGCGTTCCGACAGATAGTCGTTAACCTGCTCCTCAGTCCATCCCCACTCTATAAGATCTTTATGAGTTTTTTGCTGCTCATCAAAGTCATACAAAAAATCTTTAGGTCGAACGATCATGCTTCCTCCCATCTACGCGGCAACATCACACGCATCGTTGGTGGCCCGGGCCACACATCTTGATCGAGGCACAGTTTGTACTGCGATAACGTCACGTCGAGTTGCTGATTGGCAATGTCGATGAGTTCCGTGGACGCCTTCACCCACTGCGACAGATGGGGCGCCTGCATATCGACGACCAGGAAGTAGAAGTCAATGTCCTCTTGGCCGGTGATCTGCTCAAGGCCGTAAGTGTACCAAGCGGCCTGCTTGTCGTAGCCGAAGCCAAAGAACTTGTGGTCGAATTTCGAGAAGTCGCTAGTCGTCTTTAAATCGACAATAGCCGGACGTCCCTTGATCTCGGTAATCATGTCCGGCCTGCCCTTGCATTGCACACCGTCACGTTCCCAGAACATGGACGCCTCGATAATCTTCGCTGCTGTCACCATCTCAAGCAACGGCTCCACGGCCGCACAAGCGCCCTCAACACGCGCCCCTTCGTCTTCGTTAAGGATGACCTTGCCAATGTTCTCTTGGCAAAAGTTCTCCCAAGTGAGCTTGCCTTCCTTGGTGCGGCGATCGCACGCTGGAGCAATGGCATATTCACAGCGCCCCTCAAGAGCGAGGCTGTGCACAAGCGTGCCAAGCTCCATCTCGCGTGAAGGCTTCCACTCTTGCCGCTCCTTCCACTTGTAGTACGCCGGGCACACGCTAAAGGCGTCGAGGCTGTGCTTCGATAAACCGTGCATTCCACGGTAAGTTGTCATTTCGAGGTTTTGTAATAGTTCTGTTTTCATATTATGGGTTGATTTCAAGCGCCCCGCAGCCGACAATCTTGCCGGCTCCGTCACGGATGAGTTTTGTTGGACTAGCCAAATCTGTTCTGTTGGGCAGTGCAGTACGCACATAGCCAGGGACGATGTAAAGAATTCCTTTCACGGGGTCAGGCAGGTTGCTCACCTTGGCGTCCTTGCAGCACATGATGGGTACACCATCGACGTCTGCGACTTTACTCAGGTGGCTATGCACCTTTACGCTGTAGCCGCTGGGTTCAATCACGCCATACCCAGTAATATGGATATCGTGAGGTGTAAGGTTTACGAGTTTATTCATTTATTAGATTTGCAATTATGTTGAGTGCAAGCATCGTCTTGCCGCTTTTTGTTTCGCCGCCGATGACTACAAAGTCTCCGTATCTGATTGGGCAGATGTTGTCGATAGCAGAGTAGCCTGTTTTTATCCGCATCGACTCATCGTCACCCGTCTCGTATCGCGTAAGCGCATTGAGCAAGAGCGCCTTAGTGTCCATCACCTTGGGTGGAGCAAGTTCACGGGACAGTCCCTCGACCTTCATCACGACGTCACTTAATAGCTCGGGCGTCTGCACGGTAGCGTCGCTAATGGCCATCAGCGTCTCGTAAGCAACATGCTGCAAGGTGCGCCGTTTGGCCGTATTCTTGACGATGTCTACGAGGTCGCCAATTGCACCTGCGATGGGCATCAGCGTGTATAGATCGCTAAGTTGGTGGAACTCGGTCGCCGGTAGCGTCTCGCGACACTTCTCAAAAATCACGCGGATCTCGGATGACGCATTGCGGGACTGCTGCTGCAAAATGATCTCGCATACCCGGTGACTAAGCGGATCAAAGATGTCCGATACCTTGAAGTTCTTCTCCGAGATGTGATGCAAGAACACCTCGGGATGGTTCAGTGCAATCGAAGCTATGCCGCGCTCGGCCTCCAGCGCAGTTGGCACCACCGTGTCAGGTGGCAACTCCACCGGCCTGCGCCTACCAGCTTTCTTGTGTTCCATGCTGTGATCCCATGAGATTGTCCCGCTTAAGGAGAGTCTTTATCGGTGTACGCACCATTGACGATGCACGGGAGAGCCAGCCGTTCAGGAAGCGCCCCATGCCGCGTGGCGTCTTGCGACGTTGGGGGTCAGCTTCGAGCCAGGCGTGGGCCTTGAGCAGCTCTTGCTCGACGGTCTTCTCGCCGTAAATGATGACGAGATCCTTCATCAAGCCCGGCGGTACTTGCCAATCCTTGCCGTCTTGAGTCTGGAACGTCATGTTGTACATGCTCATCGTCCGGCCTGACTCGGGGTCTTTGCAGAGATCGTCGATAAGCTCATTGACGGAAGTGTACCGCTTGCCAGACGCTTCCAGTTCTTTGTTCGTGACGATGCACATGGCATCTGCCAAGTCCTGCGCAGGCTGCACAGGCTCGGGTGTCACAGGTGACTCTAATTTGCTGATAAGTTGCGCTGGCTCCTCAAGGGGGACGACCAGTTCGACCTTGGTTCCTGACGTGTATGTTATATTGATACTTATGTTCATAAAGTGTGCGCGTTGTGCAGTCGCGCCCCTGCCTGGTGCAGAATTATTTGGCCTTGTATCCGTAAGTTCTTTCAAAGTATTCCAAATACTCTTGCAGTCTTTTGGTGTACTCGGATTCCGTAATTTCGCTCTCCCTCCAATCGCTTTTCCTGCGCTCTATCATGCTTTCAATTTGTTGTGTTGTCATAATGTATCCATTCCATCCCTAAGTAGCCGAAAGAACAACTCAGCGTTCATCGTAACTAACCAGGGCGTTCTGTTCTTTTTGTGTGCTACAATCCACGGCTTACCAGCACCATCGCGCTCGGCTTGCTCTGTGGCCTTGATTAGGTTGAGGTTCTCGACGAACTTCACCTCTTGGTGCAGTGCTGCAAGTTCCTCACAGATGACATCCGGGCTATCCGTTCCTCCGGCAAACTGCTGACCCCGCCTTGCGGTGAAACCAGCAGCCCGGAGTTCGTCGCGCCACATGCGCTCGCCTCGGCAGCCTTTAGCCCTGCTGTTTATTGGCATCGCGTTTAGCTTGTAGCCAAGCGTTGACCTCAGCCACATCAAATCGCAGGCAGCGTGCGCTGATCCTGTGGTGAGGGATCTTGTTCTCGCGTGCCCACTTCAGGATGGTCTGAAGCGTGACACCGCACAGTACGGAGATGTCTTTAGCTTTTACCATTTGAGGTCGTCCTCCTCAAGTTCAACGGGTTCATCCTTCTTCACCGGCTTCGTCTGCGCTGATGGGAATGCCTTCGCAAATCCCGCACGATCTGCGGAGATAAACAAGCTGGTAGCGATAGCCTGGAGCTGCTCGGGCGTGACGCTGGCTTGTCCGCCAACCCACTCAGCAGCCTTGATGGCCTCCGCCATGAGCTGCGCCGCTTGGAAGAGCGCACGCTTGGCGTCTGCTACGGTGAGCGACACAGGCGAGCTTGCCTGCACCGGCTTGCGTGGGCCTGCTGCGGCTACGGCTGCGCCTGCGTCGTCGATGATCGCGCAGGCATCGGTGATCTTCAGCTCGTTCTCGCCGGAGTGTGTGCTGTGCTTGACGGAGATGCCCTGCAAGCCCTTCTTGCCAGCTTGTGACTTGAGAGTCACCATCTGGCCCTTGAGGTCACCCATCTCGTCTGGCAACCAAAACGATGCCCGGCACTCGCCGGTGGAGTCCTGAAGGATGCAGTTCTGTACCCGCCATGGGCCAAACTTACCTTCACCAGTTTTAGGCGGGAACGTCGCTTTGATCGTCACCCGCATTTCCCCGATGACGCTGCCATCGGCCAAGTTCTGAATGTCGCTAATTTGTGCTACTTTCATTTTTATTGAGTTTCATCAGCAGACCATCTGCTGAATGCCGTGCAAGCTACACGTTGCTATTCTGAGCGCAACTACTTTTTTGATTTTATTTCGTCGTCGTCATCCTCGTCATCGTCATCGTCCTCATCCCCACACTCTTCCATCCAAGAATGCTCTAGCACTCTTTCCTTGTGCATGAGGTTGATGTGCATGTCTCGGGCGAAACGATTGCCCCAGCCAGCCTCGTAGCGGTTCGTATTGTCGCTATCGTTCTCGTCCTGCGCTTGTACGAGGATCTCGCCACAGTCAAAGTGCTCAGACAGAATGTCTTTTGCGCGTTGGATGATAGCTTGGCGTTCTTGTTCTTCGGGGCTCATAGCTTGTAGTGTGGTGTCAGGATGATGCGACCATCAGAGGTTCTGTGGTAAAACTTTTGCTTATCAGCTTTTTTTATAGCAAGCAAAGTTCTTGTGGCGGTGCGTCCAATCTTAAGCTTGATAGCGATTTCCGAAAGAGTGTACCAGCCTGAAGGGGCAAACTTGGCGTTGACGTTGGCGGCAAGCTGAGTGAGCCAATCTTTTTTTACAGGGGCAACTTGAAGCTTCCGTCCTTTAGTTCTTTTGTCAGCCATACAATTGTCTCGTTGTCAGTATA